GCGTGCTTTCAATAGCTTGTCTATTATTTTCGACGATCGTCGTTCTAACTTGTCCTAAATCATCAGTCCATTCTAATAAGACTTGTTTTCCTTTTTCCCTTGCTTTTATGCCGAAGTCATTAAGCCCCTTGAATTTTCCTATCATCGCGTCGCTTACTGTGCCAATAGTATCGCTTAGACTTTTATCATTGGCCGCTGCTGTATCTCCCCACGTTTTCATCTTTGCGGTAGAGGTAGACATATCGCCTGACACAGCTTTTTTGTGTGCTTCGATTATATCCTTGAACTCGAAAGAGCCTCCATTCTCTTTCATAAACGCTTTCATATCATTCACGACTTTTCGAGCTGTTTCAGCAGAATTGCTTAAGGTCTTTATTTTTGCTTCGGCTGCTTCAATAGCTGAAAAGTTTCTTATGCTTCCAAGCAAAAAATCATTTACGACAGCTTGATATGTTTTTATAGTGGCAATGACGGCAACTACGGCTCCGGCAACTTTTTTTATTGAAAGAGCTGACCCAGAGAAAGCTTTACCGGTTTCACTTGCTGTTTTTTTTGCATTCTTTGCAAGGTTAGCTAATTCTCTATCATTTTGTTTGTATGCTTCCCTGATATTAGCTTGAGCTTGTTTTACCTTTTCCTTTAGTTCATCAAACCCTTGTCTAACCTTGTTGATGTTCTCCTCAACCTTTTGCGAGCCTTGAGATTTGAAATCAATATCTACTGAAAATTTCATTTGTCTTTCCTTTTTTCAATGCTTTGATTTATTTCTTGAATTATACCGAAAACAAAGTCTTTTTCGCTTTCAGAAAACGATAAATCTGATAAATATTGTCTGATGAAAGGTATTTGGAGGTTTCCGTTAAAGCCGTCTCGAAAGGAAAGAGAGTTCAGAATTATGTTCCCTAATTGTTGATAGAACGGATTGTCTTTCGTATCACAAAAACATTTGCAAAGGAAAGAGCTTGAGTTGTCTTTCCTTTCATAGAGATGTTTTTGGCTTTCGCTTACTTGAGATACTTCGCAAGGAGGTGTCTTTCCTTGCTTTAATGTCATTGCCTGACATTTCTCACAAATGCCCTGATTGAAAAGGGTATAGTGAATATTAGATATTATTTTTTTTTAAGTTTTTTTCTTTTTTCAGAAACCTTTTTCATTAAATCATTGCAGAAATCGGATGAAACATTGAATATCGCACGTTTATTTTTATCGTTGCATTCAAGGTCATTTCCATTCTCATCTTGAATATTTTCCCATGCGACTACTGATTTTACAAAAAGTTCAGTATTCAAAGCTAAAACATCTTTGAAGTTTTTTATATCGTCCATATCTACGTCTTTATATGGAATTGAAGCGATCATAACTTCGTGAGATGAAAGCTCTGTGAAAGTAACTGAAAACGGCTCTTTAGAATATGGACTTTCTTTGTCGAAATCCTTATTTGTGATTGTAGTGTGTTGAAGTGTTGTCTTAAGTTTCATATTATATCCTCCTCGTTCCTTTTTCTATTATAATAAAATTCTCTGTTGTCTATGAACTTTGCCCCTAAACGCTGAAGCCCTACAAGTGAAATATAGGTAGCCAGCATTTCAGGGGTAAGCTCACTCATAAACGCGTGTCTGACGAAAACTATCGTCGCAATCAGGTTTGCTACATTGCTCCAAAACTTTGATTGAGAAAATGTTCCATACCTATTGTCCTGAAACAATTGTAACAAAAATTTGGTCATTTTGTTACTCGCTTACTCCATAAGGTGTAACGTTATCATTAATCAAGATTATCTCTACCGCTTCATTGTTATTTTCCTCGAAAGGAGAATACGTTAGGCTGACAGAAACGGCACCCGGACTTTCAGCAGACGGAGATTTTGGAGTAAGGGTTCCTTTTGCAAACACGAAAGAAATGCTATCGCCTTTTCCATTTACCGCAGAAAGCGTAAGGTCAAAGATTGTATCGTTCTTTGCATTCTCTAATAACAAAGCATTCTCTGGGTCTAGCACTAAATCCATTTCAATAGTGCAAGATACCTTTCCGTCTGTGATTTTGCCTAATGAGCCTTTATCCTTGATTAAACGTTTTCCCTCGGCATTATTGTTAAAGTTAATAGTAGCTTTCTCAACCGTGCTTGATATACCGCTGTTGTCTTGACTTTTGATAGTAACGTCAAACTGCTCGAATGTCGTTCCGTAAGAAAGCTGACTTGTCTTGTCATCTGTCAATATTCCGTCAGTAATAGCTAAGTTTGTCTTTAACGGCTCGTCTATAGTAATTTTCTTAGCCGCAACGTCTTTGCTTTTTATAGTTACTTGTTGAGATACTAAACTTACTTTTGAAGTGTTTGTAATTGCAAACTCAAGACCGCGTGAAAGATAAACTATGTCGCCGACTACCGCTTTAACTTGATATGCTCCAGCATTTTCAATATCTATGAAATCGTTTTTAGCTATTGAAGCCACGCTTGTTAGTTTTATAGCTGTGTCATAAACATTGTAAGCTTGTGCCGGTGTTGTTAATTCTTTTTTAATCGTGATAACATCATTTACATCAAGTTTATCTAAATCAGCGAAAGTCAATTCAGTCGCTCCTAGATTAGCTGCGGCCGCAAGCTTTTTGAACGTTGAATTAGTGCGGTAAGGATAAAAGAAGTCGTTCTTTCCTATCATATCAATAGTCGCATATACTTCGCCCTCGCCTCCAAACTCAATAGACATTGTGTTTGCTTTTATGCCGGTCGTTCTGTATGTTACCGGACTGCCCGCATAAGATTTTTCAAGTTGCAAAGACGGCAAAGCTTTCTTTGAAATCGTGAAAGAATGCTTATGCTTTGTTCCTTGAAAGTTTTTAGTAAATTTATATTTGCCTAAAAGAGCCAAAGCCCAAAAGCCAAATTGAGTATTGTCGACCCCGATCTTGATGTTTCCTGAAACCTCAACGTTTCCTTTTGACGATTTTGACGGCGCTCTCGTTCCTCCAAAAAGCTCACTATCTACGGCATTTTGTGAGTATGATATAGACGATGAGGCAAGTTTAAACTTCTGAAACTTCGCTTCATCGGCTCCTTTTATTAGTTCGCCGAAATTCTTTTCAAAAGCAAATTTATAGGTTAAATTAGAGTTTGATAAAGCTTCTCTTTGCATATCTCTTTCCTTTCATTTTTATTGATTTTTTTATTAGGCATTATATCATAATTTTTCGACAAAAAAAGCTGATATGTGTTTTAAAATACCCTACTTGATTTGATGTTGTTCCTATCATAGCTGTTTTAAATCTTATATCTTGATATCTTTTCATATTAAGCGCTGAAACCTTGTCAAACAATTCTAGCATTTCAGCTTTTGTTTTTGCATATATATGGATAAATAACAATGTTTGATACTGAAAGTCTTTTTCATCGTTTCCTAAAAACAGCTGTTTAGTTTCCCCTGAATGGAAAGAGAGTTTAATATATGGCTTCCCTTTTTCAGGAATGGAAAGCTCTTTTTCATCTGAAGTATCAAATATTACTTCACTATCATGCCACTCGTCTTTGAAAAACTGATTTACTTTCACAAATATTTCTTTATTTTTCATCTTGTTGTTTATGCCTTTCTATCCAATTCAAAACTACCGGCTCTATTCCGTCAGGGAGCTGTTTTGAATTAGGTATTCCGTTCAAGCCCTCATAAAATATATAACTAGCATATTCAGCAGTATTAAGTATTCTAAAAGTATTGTCGTCTATCTGCTCCGCTTCTTGCCAGCTATCTCTAAGATTACCCGTATCAACCGGCGTAGATATGGTTAATTCTTGCTTTAATTCATCTAAAGCTTCCGGAATGTTTGTCTTAAACTCCGCTTGTGCCGTTCCTATAATCAGTTCGGCTGAAAAGTCTTTTATATCCATACTTTTAAACCCTCTCTAGTTCAAGTATAGATATAACAGCCTTGTCTTTATCCATTATGTCTTTCTTACTTGTGATTTTAAAACTCTCGTTCCTTATGTTGATTGTAGAGCTTTCCTTTAAAAAAGTATTATAAGGAATAATAATACCAAAGGAGGTCTTTTTTTGAAAAAGGTCGTCTTTAATCTCAATTTTATAAACGTTAGATTTGTTAATGAAAGCGGTTTCAGTCTTGATTATCTTATAATCATACTCTCCGCTTTCAGGGTTAAAATCTATCTTTTCCTTATTCTCTATTTCACAAATACTTCCATATTGATTGATAAGCCTTAAAGCAATTTGTGAAAAATTAGCCATTTTTATGCTCTTCCTAAAGGAATGTTAATAGGTCTCTGACTTCGACCTTTTAAAAATTCATTTGAAAGGAAAGACCTGATGAGGTTATAGAGGTATGGATGTTCTGTGAAGCTTTTCCTTACCGCACCTTGAGCTGTTGTTCTATCAAAATACTCTATCTCTAATACGTCTATCTTTTCCCTATGGACGTTTGTTTGAAGTTGAGTGTCTACGATTGTTGTTATATCGCCTTTTGCAACGAAAGAAGCTATATACGCCGTAGCGAGCTTTATGTTTCGCGGTATAGAAAGATCAGGAGCGTCTTTTCTAGGAAACTCCGTTTCTTGTTTCGGGTCAGCTTTTTCGCCTTTGAAATCGAAAGTCGTATCAAGAATTAGAGTAGCGGCTCTACAGAACTCTGTTAAAGCCGCTTCAGAATGTCTTTCTATATCTATCTTGATGATAACAGAATAGTCCTTGACTATCTCTTTCAATTCATCAATAGAAATATAAGGGGTCATTATTTACCCTTTGTTGCTCTTATCGCCTTTGCATTCTCACGCAAAGCCTCGTTTATGTTTACAAAAACTTTTCCGTTGAGGTATTTCGAAGTATATTTTCCCTCTATGAGGAATATCCCGTCAGAGCTTTCCTCAACTATTTCCTCGTCTTTAGTTTTAGTTTCGACATTAGCGTTTGCGTTATTGTCTTGCTCTTTATTCTCGCCGTCTTGCTTGTCATCAGCCTGATTATCATCAGTAATAGCATTTCCCGTAACCTCAGCTAATTGTTGTTTTAGAACGGCAACCGAAGCCTTTTCATCTACTTCTACGCCTAATTCACGTAGTTTTGCAATGATGTCATTTTTATTCATCAGAAAATCCTTTGTGTTAGAATATATGTTTATATTATATCATAAAACTAAAGAAAAAATGAATATAAATGGTAACTATCAGATATATCGTAAAAAAGTTTTTGGGTTGATTTTTTATTGGAAAGACTTTCTAAGATTTGGATTGTTTCTTTTGGGATTGCCTCTATCATTTCTATCTTATCGGCATTACCTTTTCCCGTAGCGTGTTTCTTTAGCTCTGACGGAGGAATAATGCTATACTGATAATGATTATCATACAAACTACTAATAATGATGAATAGAAGTCCGGCTAGTTGTTTAGCCGAAGCTTGATTTGATGAGAAAGCTAGACCCTCGATTATGACGTGCTGAACTTGATATTCTCTTAATGCGGTAAGGATGAAATCTCTGATGTCTATCGCTCTTAATTCGATAGGCTTAGTTGGAGTAGTTTGAATTGTTTTTACGGCTAGAATTGTGTCTTTCCTCCCGATAGTAATCGCCGTATGAGAATAAGATTGATCTATTCCTGCAATGATTGTGTCTTTCCTTACTTCGGGTTTTTCTATGGAGTTGTAGAAAACGTAGTGTTTTTTTGTCATTTTTGTTTTGTGAGTTTTTGAAAGGAAAGAGAGGGTATCTCTTTCCTTTGTGAGTTAGGCTTTTGTCTGAATAGCCAAGAACGGAGCTTGTTCTTTTTCTACGACACGTTTCCAGTTCTTTGCGTCTGCCAATTCTGCAAGAGTTGGAGAAACAGAAGCTTGCTGTCCTTTGATATATGAATATCCATTTGGATGAAGCATATATCCCATGCGAGAGATAATTGTAGTTTCGCCAGAGCCGTTTCCGCTTTTTGCGTCGCGTTGTTCCTCAATAGGGAACTCGACATTTGCAGGTGCAAAAAGGAAAGCCCCTCTTTTCACGATGAAAGTAGTTACGCCGTCTGTTGGGTCTACCGGACAAAGGTCAGAAACGATGACTTGTTTGCCGTCATATAGCTCGTATTTTGCGCCGTTCTCGAAATCGACAATCTTAAAGAGCTCTTTGTTTGCTTTCTTAATGACCGCTTTTGTTTTTGGGTGCATAATAAGTAAGTCAAATTCGTCCATTCTTTCGCCTGCAAGAACAAGGGCGTCAACTAAAGTGTCGTAGTTGAACTGCTTTGCACTCTCTTTTAGAATATTATCGCCGGCATTGTCTGCTTTGTTAGCTTTTATGCAGCCGATTAGGGTATTAACAAGCTGATTTTGGATTTGCTGGCTCCAAAACTCTCCGAAAAAGTCTTGAACTTTTGAGATTGGGTCAGGACTTATGCCAACGTATTTTACGATATCTTTCTCTGTGAAAGCTTTGTTAAAGAAACCTATCCAAGCCTTTACCTCAACTTCAGAAAGCCCTGTAGGAGTGATAGCTGTATCGCTATCGTTTCCAATAGCAGCTTCCGAAAACACCGGACGTTTGATATAAGGGATAGAAACGCTTGCACCGCCGCCGAAAGCAGCAATTACGTTTGAAATCTGTTCGTCTTCTGTGATAATTCCAGAGTCCAAAAGTTTTGTGATAGGTTTTGAGCCAAGAATGTCTTTAGCAGTCCAAAGACTTCGGGTCAGAACGGAACTAAGAGTAATTTTCATGTTGTCTTTCCTTTTCGTTTAGATTTTTATCATTCTTTATATTTAATTTAAAAACCCCTGAAAAGGGAGCTGACACCTTTTCAGGGTAAGGAGTTGGTTCCTTCAAAGGAACAAAGTTATTCTAAGTCTTTCAACATTTATATTATATCATAAAAAAACTAATTTTTATCAAAATCAATGTTGATATTTGCTTTTTTTGCTCTATCAAGGAATGTTTTTGAAAAATCAGATATTCCCTCTGTATTTGTAGAGGCTGTTGTTTTCTGTGATAAATCGCCGCTTGTAACACCGCTTCCATTCTTGCTGTCATTCTTAAAAAGGAAAGACATATCGCCGGTTTTGAGTTCAGTGATTTTGTCATCTATCGACAAAGGAAGTCCATTCTTTCTGATGAATGTTCCGTCCTCATTCTTATAGACGATTTGTCCGTTTTCAAGAACAGCACCCTCTTTTATCTTTTGAATTACGATTGAGTGTGCCTCTTTATTTATCGTGTCAAGAGCCGCAGAACGTTTATAGAGTTCAAGGTTGAGGTCTTTGTCGAAAAGAGCGCTCTCATAAGAAGCCTTTTGGGTTTGAAGTTCTTTCTCTTTCTCTCGAATAAGGTTTTCGAGATTTTTTATCTCTTTTGAGTTGTTGTTGTTATTGTTATTGTTGAGATTTTTGAGCTTAATATCTAAGTCCTCGTCCTTATCTACACCTATTCTTTTGTAGATTGAGTTTATTTTGCCTTTTGTGCTTTTCAACTCGTTTGTGAGGGCAGATAGCTTGCTGTCTGACTGGCTTACTTCTTGCTCCATTGCCTGATACTTCGTGATAAAGCCCTGAAGTTCTGTGCTGTCTATGTTAGCGGCTTTAAGCTTCTCTAAAAGTTCTTTTAACATTGTGTTTATCCTTTGTAGTAAGATTTTATGACTTCTATTATATCATATTTTTATCTATCTTGCAGCCCTTTTGCTTCATACCGCATGTAAGAGAGTATATATGAGTTGCAGAGTTTATTTTACTAGAACGTGTTTATATTGCGGTAAGGAAAAGGTGCAATGGCTTAAGATTTGGGATAAGCTTAAAAAGCCCAAAATCATAGAAAACTTAAGCGGAGTAAAATTGTCTTAAATGTTACAAAACGTAACAAAATAACTAAATATTAACTAATCATTAAAGGTTCGTTAAATCAAGTGTAACCGCCGTAGTTTAGGGCATTTGAGTGTTTTTGAAAATCACGAAACATCGATGAATAGGGCGGTTACACTTAATTCGCTTAGAAAAAGCTTAAAATCCCTAGAATAGGGCGGTTACACCGGTTACGGGTTACGGGTGTTTTTTTCTGTTGGAGATTTTTATATACGTGGAGTGTATGAGAACCTTAAGAGATTAAAATTTTTTTACTAAGAAATTGAAAATAGGTGTAACCCCGTAACCGGAGGGGTAGAATGCCCTAGAATACGGGGCGCGCAGCGGTTACGGGTAGTTTTAGGAAGTGTAACCGCCGTAGTTTAGGCACTTTCAGTTTTTCTTAAGTTTTCAAATGCCCTAAAAATGGCGGTTACACTTAAGAAATCAAGTGTAACCGCCGTAGCTGTCGGCATTTGATTGTGTTTTTTTATCAATTTTTGCAGAAAACTTAAAATAAATTGAATTTAAGGAAAGATAGAAAATCAATCTAAACTTAAAATACATAAAAAATTAGGTTAAATTTAAGGTTCAGTTTTCAATACAAACGACATAGAGAATGCCGATAAATAGGGCGGTTACACTTCCTCGATTTTTCATTTGAAAATTAAAAATCGAACAGAAAACTTAAACGAACACTTGCAAAATTAACATACATTTTGATATAATTAAGGAAAACAAGGAGCTGTAACATGAAAAAATATCGTAGTCTTATTAAACACCCTACAAATCTGGTAAACGTCATCTGTAACGCATATAATATATCTAGGAAAGAGCTTGCTGCTGAACTAGACTATGGGCGTGATACTATCGCAGGTTGGGCTTGCGAGGAGGGTAAAAGACATATCACAAAGAGCGCAAAAAATCATTTGAGGCTCTATATGAAATGCAGAGAGCTTGAAAGAGAGGTAGAGGAGCTACGAGGTAGATATGAACCTTATTTTATATACATAGATGAATTAGTAGCTTTCAAGACGTTAGAACAAGGACTAGATATCCTAGCTGATGATCGCATTCGATATACAACTACGCCTATGCCAAAGAAGCAACATCCATTAATCTTGCAACCCTTAGAAAAGCTTTCCAATACGCATAGAGCAGAGGAAGTATATTTTTGTGGAGAATATCATATCTTAGTAATCCTAGATAAAAAGAAAAAAACTATCCGAACGATGAAATCAGCGAGGAGTTTTATTTAAGTCCTCTTTCCTTTCATAGACACTTCTCTTTCCTTTATCAGACTTTATTTATATATAGAGAGAAACCTAAAAAATATTTCATTTGTTCTTTTTGGATAGTAAGCTTGATTAAGGAAAGAGAACTAAATTGGTAACAATTTTTTGTATATTACATGCACCCTAAATCTATGGAAGGAAAGAGATTAGGATAATATCTCTCTCAATTCATCTATACTAAAAAACCTATTCTGATCTACATCCACAAACCTTTTTATATTAACACGTCCGGCTTTCCAAAGTTCATATCTATCCTTTCCTAAGAGTTGTAAGGCTGTATTAGGATTTGCTCTTAGAAATTGCTCGAATGTGATATTAGGATTGACGCTTTCCCCTCCATTATCTCCTACCGCTGCTCTTACATTATTTAAGTAAGTTGAATTATACACTCGAATAATAATGCTTCTACAATTAAAATGTCGCGGAGGTATTTCGGGTATTTTTTCTCTTGAAGCGTATTTTTCTTTTTCATAAAACTTGTCGTTCATGTAAATACAGATAGGCGTAGTTCGTCCGTCAAGCGTAGCTAAAGACTTCCAACCCAAAAAATTGGCTGTCTTAACTAGCTCTTTATCATATTCATTCGACACTTTTTCTCTTAAGACTTTCTGATACGTTCTAATAGCCGTCCTGATATTAGCTTTACTTTGTCTTTCCTGCATAGCGAATATTGAGCTTTCATATTTTGGGATGCTTCTGTTTTGTGCCATGTTTGAAGCTAGGGTAGTCTTTATAGCATTTTTTAGCCTTGTGTTTGAAGCTCCAAAGAGTTGTGAAAAGGTATATCCAAATATCTTGTCGTTCTTTTCGTTAAAAACCTCATCCATGATATTTGTTGCCAATGTTACCCCTAAGTTTCTACTCTCGATTTCTGAAAACAAATATAGAGTGCTTGCTATTTCCTTTACCGCATTATTATAAGTCTGCTCGTAAAGTTTGTCTACTAAATGAAAGCTCTCTATCAACAAGCCTTTTAATCTATCTCTTTCTATTAGATTGTTCGAGGACAAAATATATCTATCATAAAGGTCTTTCAATAGTTTAGATATTGTGCTATCAAAATCCTCAATAGACATATACCTAAACTTTTGAAAAAAGATTTCATTCCTTATTTGATAATAACTATCGTTCATCTTATTATATTCCCGTGCTTATTGTATTCAAATCGTCATTAGCTATCTTATCTCTTTCCGCCTCATAGTCCTTGATGTCAATTATTTCGCCTTTTACTAGAGTATTCCAAAGAGTATCAGTGCTGATGAGGTTTCTACTCCTTAAATCTATCAGGGTAGAAATATGGTCTTTGCTTAATAATCTTGAATTAAAATCTTTATTTAGGTCTAGTTTGTATTTTATATCAATGTTTGTAAAGTCAGAAAAGGTTTGGAAGCACTTCCTGAAGCAATCCTCTAAAGAATGAACGATCTCGATTAGGAATAGCCCTGACTGATTGTCCGCTATCTCTGCTTCGGTAGCTGTATTGAAGCTGGCTTTCGACAATATAGAAAAGGAAAGACCCTCCATTTTATCCTCAAGGTCTTTGAGATTTGCCCTAAGCTCTTGCATACAACCTGCGTCTACTTGGCTCCATTGAAAACCCTGTGTCGTCTTGTCTTTGAACGAAAGTGCGGTAGAAACGCCGATTGACACTCCTTTTTTGCTTAAAACTTCATTCTCGTCAAATTCATTTTCCGTGAAAATCAGAGGAACGGGAACGCATGCAAGAGTTTTAATGTTGTCGTAGTTCGATGTTTCATTGAAATGTTTGATATTCAAATATGCTAAATCAAGGAAAGGGATTTCACTTGTATATAGACCGGTTTTTTCTGCGTATATCGGGTAAAGAGGTATGTAACCCAAATCATTGTGTATTTTGTAGTTTTCTTTATATCCTGCTCCATTTCTTTCATATACCGCAATCTCATCTGGTTTTAAAACAATGAACCTATCCACATTCTTATATGCAAAATCATCTGTGTATTTCTTGTAGCTTTCCTTTATTACCGCTTGCGTGAGGATGTTGTTGCCCCCTATATTTTCAGTTTTTATGGATAGCACTTGTGTAGCCTTAACATTTTTCAAAAAAACTCTCTGTTCGTATTTTTTATCCATACTTTCAGGAGCCGTAGTAGCGTCAGCCCAAATCCACGAAATGCCGTCAATCAAGACATTCTTAGTTACAAGTTTCAGAAAGCTATTTAACGATGACCCTTGATTGTCTATGTTAGTTTCAAGATACCTCATCTTTTCAGTTTCTATCGTGAATATAGCTGATTTCCTTATTAAGATAGATGTAAGGTTATTTACAGTCTTTTTGAAGTAGTTATATAGATAAGCGCTCTGAAGCCGTCTTACGAAGTTGTCTTGAGTTTCGAGCTGAAACTTTGTCAGGTATTCTCCCGTTCCTTTTATAGCTTCACTGCCGGTGTAAAGGTCGTTCACTATTTTTAGACTTTTCATAAAGTTTCTTTGTTCCAAAGATTGAAACTCGATATTGGCTATACCCATTTTTCTTTCCTTTTTGTTTTTTTTGTTAGCTTATTTACGTTATAATACCTATATTATATCATAAAAAGGAGTATAAAAATGAATAAAGACATAAGGGATATTATTAGTATTACCTTGAAGCTTGAGGGCGGACTTTCGGACAATGAGAATGACAAAGGCGGTCTTACGAAGTTTGGAATTAGTCAGTCATCTTACCCAAACCTAAATATAAGAGATTTGACCTTGGAGCAAGCTTATACTATATATGAAAGAGATTTTTACAATAAAAACAAAATTTTTGAAATAAACTCTTTTGCTATGAGAGCTTTCCTTTTTGACACATCAGTTCATAGTGGGCCGGTCGCTGCAAATAAGATTTTGCAATCCGCCTACAATCATTATAGAGGGAAAGACATACTTGCCGTAGACGGAGTGCTTGGATATGGCACTATCTCATCTATCAATGCGGTAAGGAGCAAAGATGATGTCTATGATTTGTTTTTCAGTGCTTGTATCGTTCGTGCAATGTTTTTGAAAGGCGTAAGCCTTAATGGAAATAACAAGGTATTTTTAAGCGGCTGGACTAACCGCCTAATCAAGCTTCGTAGATTAGTTTTTGCCGCTATTGACAGCCAAGAATAATTGCCTCCTAATAGGATAAAGTTTGTGTATGAAATATCCCAAAGCGTCCGGTAAGTGATCTTTCCCGGACGTTTTGTCCGGCATTCCGTTCCGATACGCTTGTTGCTCCAAACATTCGCAAAGTTCTTTACACTTGTCAGTATTCACATACAACCTAGACACTCCCTCGCCATTCTTGAATAGAGAATTGACCGCCAATATCCTATCTTTTATGCTAGGATTTGTATTTCCGACAGAAACTTCAAAACCCGCTTTCCTTAACAGATATATATCACTTTCACTCGCATTTACGGTCTTTCGTTGATTTCCGGCGGCGTCAGGATATACTCTTATTTTGTAGTCTGGGTATCTTTCTTTGAGTATTCTAATCATATCATTTGTATCAAAGGCATTTGCTATCTCATCAAGGATATACACTTCATCATCATTTTTGTTATGCACTCCTATTGTGGCACTCATCTTTCCAACGTTGAAATCCATTCCAACATGGAGCAGCTTCTCCATACCGCTTATAGTTTGGAAAACCGAAGCAATATCCATATTAATTTTGTTTATATGCCTATTAAAATTGTAGTAAACGACATCATTTTCGAGATTGACGTAGTATCCCTCAATATAAGCTTTTTGCAAATTTTCAGGGTATTGCTTCAATAAATCTAAGACATAAGACTGATCTATGAATATGTTTTCTGAAGTATTTCCACGAAAGGTTTGAAACTTCTCTTTCTGCCTTTCCGGTATATTTTCGAATGTGTCATAACAAAACCCAAAACCCTCTGGAGTGGTAGTTACAAAACCGCTGTTGTGCGTGTCAATGTCAAATTGAGTTTCGTTTTCAGAGAAGTTTTTGTCTTTCCTTACTTCAAGCTCTTTCTTAATATCTACAATCCTTTTACTTTGTCTGTTCCTTGCCACAATCTTTTTCCAGCATAAACTAGCCTTATCTTTCGGGAGCGTATCAAGCTCGTCTATCCAAAAATCGGAGTGTTCGTATCCTATTATTTTGTCAGGAACCTCAAGACTTCTGAATATTATTTGCGAATTTAATTCAGGAATAGTTAAAGTTTTATCACTTTTATTCAACTTATATCCTATTCCCATTTTCTCAAGAAAGGCTTCAAAACGTCCAAATAAAATGGTCTTTATTAAGTCATACGTTGGCTCATACACTCCGAATGTGTATATCCCTAATTTGTTCTCTCTGAATACCTTTCCATATTTGAAACAAAACTTCATACAGCGTAATAGTCCGCTTTCCGTCTTTCCGCTTCCAAAGCCTCCTAAAAATAGAGAGTATTGAGCTTTGCTTTCAAGAAACCTCTGTTGATAGCCCAATACTTGAATGTTTGCTCTTACTCTCATTTTATTTCTTGAAAGTTCAATTCATCTACTACTACGCTTTTTTGTGAAGCAACATCGTCTGTATACCCTCTATGTTTGCATTTTGTTCTCAAGAAAAACATTTGTGCCGATACGCTCTTGTTCTCAACGCAATTCTCAAGGAAAGACCTCTCGACCTCATCAAAAAGCTCCTCATCTATTTCAATTTTTAACTCCTCTAACAAAGGGTTTTTCTTGATAGAACGGGTATACCAGCTTCGAGGCTCCCCGATGATTTCGCATGCACGGGTTATGTTTGATCTGTTCCTGCGAAGTGAATAGAGAAAATACATTTCCTTGTCTGAAAGCTGACCTTGATACTCTTTGAACTCGCTCTTTGCTTGCTTCATATTTTGAGTTTTCTCTATGAAGCGAAGTTTTTGAACGTTCTTAAGCTCCATAGCTCTTTTTTTTACTTTTTCAGGGTCAGGAAGTTTTTCAGTTTTTTCTATTTTTTTATTACTCATTATTTTACCTCTCTTTGATTGTATTTTTCAATCTCTGATTTTATGAAAGTTAATCTATCTCTTAATGTGATGTTTTCAGACAAAATATCCTTGATATATTGTTTTACCTTTGCTGTATCTTGATTAGATTTGATTTTTGGAAAAGCTGTAATAGGCACGTAAAATACATCAGGGTTTATGTAGAACTCGTCTTTTACGACTTTTGTTTGAGTTTCTACTTGAAATGGCTTACTCGCACAGCCTGAAAGGATTAATAGTGCGGTAAGGAAAGGAAAGAGAACTTTCATTTCAAGCCCCTTTCTAAATCCTTGAAAAATGCAGAAAAGTCGCAATCATTAGTTACCTCAACCTTTTGGATTTTTTCTACTTTCTTTTCAGTTTTTTGTCTTTCCAAAGAGAATATCACTTGTTGTGATTTTAGAAAAGAAAACCTATCCTCCATATACTTCTCATACTTAGCTCTATCCTCTTGCATTTGCTCTACCGCAGTCTTGAGATTGCTGTTTGCCGCAGAGAGTTCTTTTATTTTTTCGCCCCTTTTAAAGTAGTCAGTTACGACAAAAAAAACTAAGCCCGTAAATAGAAAAATAGGGATAAACTTTAGATAATTCATCTTTTCACACCTTATTTAACCTTTCTTTTAGTTTTCATATTATATCATACTTTCACTGAAGCCAAAGTAGCTTCAGAAAAGTAAAAAACGGGTCGTTCCCTTAGTCAACGTTCCAAAGATATAGAGAGCAAGTTTTATTTTTTTTTGTTCGCTTTCTATGAAAGCTACGTAAAAACATTACTTCGTGGCTTTCCCTCTCTTATTCTTATATAAAGAAATTCTGTATATTCCATTTAGGATATTTTTCCTATCATATATAACCCCTTTGTTTTTTGCCAAAGTGTTTCCTGCTCCATTCAGATCAGCATGTAGTTCTATGCCGGTGTCAGATATGAATAAATCCCTTTGAACTCTGCGAGCTTTATTTGCGTTAAACTCATTTACTTCCTCATAATCAAGGAAAGAACAAGAGCTGGTATAGCTCTCATCAACGAAATTGACTTTTATTCCATATATCTTTGAATAATCTGTTATTTTATGCCGTAGATAATAAAAAGGCATAACGTGAAAGTCATAGCTTGCGAAGTGTCTTTTCTTTACGCCAAAGAAATCGCCTATAAAAACCTCTTTCACGTTTTCGTAAGCTAAATAGTCGAAAAGACGTTTTGTGGCAAAGGTGCAGGCTTCTTTAACAACTCGCTTGTGCTTTACAAAAACTTCTTGCCACGCTTTTGGATTGTCTTTTTTTAAGGATAATCTTTTCCACTTTAATATAGCATTCCTTTCCTTTATGAAGTCGCCTTCAATAACCAAATTCTTATATTTTGGATTTGGAGTATCAACGTATGCTGCAAAAATAGCGTCCATTCCCATATCTACTGCGGCATGGTATATTCGTTGATTAGGCTTTGAAATTATCTCTTTATAGTATTCAACTACGAGATAGTAGCCCTCTTTTGAAGTGTGAAAACGAATACATTTTATAGACTGGATATATTGAAAGTTGCTTGATAAAGGAAAGACAACTTCCCCTAGATTTCCGAGAAGCATTTTGATTTGATTGTTTTCTATTTTGAAATGTGAGCTTGGGAAATATACAAAAAACTCTGATGTCGGGGTTCGGAACGTAGGTTTTTGGAAAGCTCCTTTTGACTTAAGATGATTTTGTATGTTGATATTGAAGTTCATTTGAATAGAATTGCAAATAACGTTTCCTAATTGGGTTTCTATTGTAGAGAAAGCGGTGTCTTTATACACCGCTTTGTTATATTTTTTTCTTGAAAGAGAGAAAAACTTTTTGATTTTGTTTTTGTATGGAAAGAGGTCTTTTTCTTTCAAGTTCTGTCTAAAATGGAACACTCTCATCATTTTCTAAGTCATCCTCATATATTTTTTTAGAAAGCTCAAATTGATTTTCAAGTCTGACAGCAAGTTTTACATCTCGAACCCTTTTTGTTTTGCCCCCGAACTTTGATATTCTAGGTTCGCCGAACATAGATGAAAAAACTTTGCCAAGCGTTGAGGTATCGGCATTATCAGACACAAGCATGGTGTATAAAAAGATAAGCGAGCTGTTTGTGATTTGTAAAAGTTCAAGCTCTCTTTGAAACTCTTTAAATCTATCTTTCCAAGTTTTCATATACTCTCTGAATGTAGGGCTGAATGAAAATCTATTTCTATCATCTGTGCCGTTCTTGTCATTTTCCTCATATATTTCGTAGAGTTCAATTCTTTCCTCTATTTTTTGTTTAAGTTCTTTGATACGGAGTGTCTTTATAAATGTTTCAATAAGGTATAGGTTGTTGTTCGTAGATGACTGAATTTGTGATTTTGTATCGGTCATAATTGGGCGGTTTGCTTTCTCTGCGTCATAGTCATAGCGAGCAAGGAAGTAACAAAATTTTGGAAGCTCAATTTGAAGTCTTTTTACAAAAGTGTCCATGTCTATGTCGAACTTATCCCTTACCGCAACATTGAGCGGTAGGTTCTGTGAGAACACTGAAAAACGTCTATCAGTTACGCTTATTTTTACAGAGTTTTTGTAGTTCTGCGATAGGAATACAAGGAAGCAATTCTTTATAGCGTATTCTTTTACACCCTTGTTGTTGATGACTAAAGTATTATCCGTAATTATACTTTTGAGCTGTTGTGTAGCACTATCTTGAGCGTGGAAGTCGCTTGAAAACTCATTGAAATTGACGATAAGTTTGTTCTCTAACATAGAGTTAAACTCTCGTTTTAACATACTTGCAAGGATATTCGCAGTATATTCATAGCCAAAGATCGGGGCAAGCACGTTGTCGATGAGAATTCCCTTTCCTGCGCCCTCAATGCCTGAAAACATTATGGCTGTTCTGATTTTTTGCCTTGTGTGAATAAATGTTGCGATATAGTTGATGAAATATGCAACATACTCATCATTATATTCCAATAAGTTTGATAATAAAAGGTAAGTGTAAGGACATTTTTGTCTTAGTCCGAAAAGGTCGCTTCCTCCTTTTTTCTCCTTATTTGCAATATCATAAATTAAACCGAGTTTTGTCTTTCCTATATCAAAGTCGTTGATAAAGCCGGCACTTCTGTCAGTATCGTCTTTCCAAGAATATTCAAGCCTATCAAAATCAAAAACAAGATTGATGTTTTTGATATATTTGAGAAGTTTTGTAGATTTTTTAACATCCTCGCCATTTTTGATTAGGACTTCTGAAATCTTTTTGTCAGCACCTTGAGCTGTAAGCTCTTTCCTTTTTTTTGACGCTTTGTCAATCAGAATATATCTTTCCCTGACGAGGTCAAAATATATGTTGAGGTTTGCGTCCAAAATGCCGTTTTGTAGGTTTGCTTGAAATGTTTCAAGGAACGGGATTTCTTGTGTTTTTTCTTGAGAATTGTTGTTCTCGACTTTTTCATTTTTCATTGTCAGCTCCTTTGTTGAATTGGAAGTACTATAGCAAATTATTTTTTAAACCTAGCTGAATTTTCTAATGAACCTATGTTATTTTTACATAGGTTCATTTACTTTTCAATTTCCTATCTCTTTCAACACAAGGAACGAGATAGCCGAAATCACGGACGTTATGAGAAGCCCGACAAGAGTTGTCGTAATCCAAAAAGAAATTCTTTGGTTCGTGCGTTTTATCTCTGAAACGTCGCTAAAAATGCTATTAATTTTTGTATCGTGTTCCTGCATTCTTTTTGGGAGTTCAAGAACTGCTGAAATATTTTTTTCCATAGTTTCAATTCTAGCTTCGTGTTTGATTTGCTGTTTTGAAATCTCTACTATGCCTTTTATCGCACCTTGAATGTCATCTACTTTCTCTTTGAGATAATCCATGTCTTTTGATAAAGATGTAAATTGATCGTTATTCTCCTCTTTTTTTCTATTGAATGCCATCGAACACTCCTTTTTCGATAGGCATTTCAGGAAGTGCGGTAGCTGAAATATCGTCATCATTTTTGTAGATTTCCATTAGTTTTTTTCTGAAGTTTTTTATCGCTTTTAAAAAGTCTGCGTCATAAAAAAGTGAAGCGTCAGACATCATATATTTGTTTGTGCTTTCAATCATCATCTTGATTTTTTCTCTTACTGCTCTTTCATCACGTTCTTTTTTGATTTCTGTATTTTCTACGGCAAGTCCATTTTCTAGGGTATATACCTTTCCATTTTCCATTTCAAAAAATATCTCTATATAGTTGTCGTCATTTGCCAAAACCTCATCGACATCTATTCCCGGAGCAAAAGTTGCTTGATATAGGATATTTCTGTCGTTCCTATCGATATATGCAAAATATCTTTTATCCATATCTCTTTCCTTTTTAATTTTTATTTTATAATAAGAATTATAGCATAAAACTCTCAAATTTCTGTGATAGAGTTCGCGTAAATAATCATAGAAATTGTTAAATGCTCTTTGAACTTTGACTTGTCAATACGCGTGTTAAAATTCGTCATAACTTGAAAGACAGAAATGTTTATTCCAGTTCCGCTTGAAGCCGGACAAAAAGCCTTGAAATATGCCGTAGATTGAGAAAGTTCCGGGATTTCCGGAACGGCAAGGATAGGCATACAGAAAGTATCGCCTATGTTCTTTTGGAATGTAATATAAAGTGTCATATAGTATTTATCGACGGCTACGGCTTTGATGTTGAATGATTTTATGATATTTCCGTTCGTATCGCAAACTAGAGCCGCCTTTACCTTTCCTATATTTGAGGCGAAAGGAATAGATTGAGCTTGCCAAAAGATAGGAAACTTCAATGGGTCTTTCCCTATATTGTATTCTCGTGCAATGTAGAGGGAGCCGTTGAAGCTGATTATATCGCCCTTTTCATAGATTTGAGTAGCCAGCCATTTTTTCCCAAAGCTTTTTATGCTTTGTGAGATAGTAGCTTGAAAAGATTTTATTCCTCCGTTCTTATACTTGTCATTTGCACGGAGATACCTTGTTAAATCATCGGTCTTTTTTGTTATTATCTTACTTACGTCATACTGAAGCATAGCTTTCCCTTTCCTTATTGATTTTGCGTAACAATAGCTATTTGAAAAAGTCCCTCTTGTCTAGCTGAAAGGAGGGGAAGTTTAAAAAGAAAATACTCTTTCGTTTTTTGTATCACGTTTATGAATGATACAACTGAAACGGACTTTTGAAAGAGAGATTGTCCGTAAAAGCACGGGTCAGAAATCATTATCAGATAGTTTGTGTCTATGATACCGGCATTTGACGATATGACGACTTTGTAGATACCGTCTGTAGCTCCTCCATAAATCAATGCGTCTATGTTCCAAGCCGAAACTATTTTGAGCTTTGAGAGGTTTATCGCTCCTGAACCGCCGACACTTCTATTAAATGTCGCTAATGCGGTAACATAGAATTGTCCTCTTTCCAACGCTTCAGATACGACCGGCTTCCAAAAATCAGGAGTAGAACTAGGACTTTTTCCAAGATTATTATTCTGCTTTGAGATATAAAGCGTAATTCCAAAGGTAACAATATCGCCTATCATGTATGTGATTGTGCTATCCCAAAGTCGTCCGGTCTTTTGAGGGTATCTATCAGCCATACCTTTAAGAGTTTCAATATTTTTTTCAGTTTTTGGAAGTTCTGAAAAAAGTATGTCATTAAACTCTACTGATAATTTTTCTAATTTTTCTACAAGTTCGCTCATTTTTAATCCTCCGTTTTCACGAAAATAAAGTTCAGTATCGGCTGATGTTTTGCTGTGGAAAGATTTAATAATATCTTTATCGTGTTATCATTGTTGTAAAAACACCTGCCATAAATAGAATAAAATGAACTAGGCTGATTTTCGTTCGGAATGTTTGCAAGGTTTTCGTCCATATAGATACTTTCATACGAGAAAGCCCACATCAGTTTTTTTCCTGCACCTGCTCTAATAGAATTATCAACGATGATATGGATTTCATCAATTGAGGGGCGAACGATTGAAAGGATGTTCCTAGATGTAACGATTTCATTCGTCAATGTGTCGTAGGAACAAAAAGCGGAAAGACCCGTTCCTTGCATACCGCTTGCACTTTCAATCAACCTCCAGTCCGTTCTATTTGAAAGAGGTTCGCGAGTATTTTTCAAAGCTAGGTATAGTTTCTCGTTATCTGATACGACATCTCCAGCGTCATAGGTATAGTCTGCACTCCATTTCCTAGCATTTTTCAGTGATTTTTCTTTTGCAAACTTCCTATATGACGGAATGATAGCTCCGTCTGAAAGCACTACGTCTTGCGTTTCGTGAGTTGTCAAAAATAAGTCCAAATCGCTAGAAAATTTTTTCAGTTTGTCTAAAGTTTCAGCCGTCATACCTTTTCCTTTTTATATTATAGCTACATCAAAGCTAACTTCGTATCTTGCTCCATTGAAAGATACTTTTGGATTAGATATTATATCACATTTCTTTCTTTCATATTTTCCATTCACATCGAGGTTCATATAAAAATATTTCCTCGCACAATTCAATTCACTAAGCACATATTCAAGGAACTCATTAAACTCGTCTGGGTCTAAAGTTAGGGTAATAGTAGAGGTAGCATTCCCTTGAGTTTTCAACTTGCTTTTTGGGAGCGTATTAAGATCGTCGTTAAAAACGAAACAATCGCTCTCCGTGTATGAATAGTTTTCAACCTGCGGTATGAAAGGAAAGGGGATTTGGCTTACCTCAATCATAATAGCTCCTTTAAGTTCGAGATTAAACGGTCTGTCAATGAATTGAATTTGCTGGACTCGTTTATATCGTCTATTGATACGAGATTATAAAGATTTATTAAAGCTAGACACACTCTCTTTTCCGAAAAATCCGGTTCAACGTTTGCAGAGGTCAAAAGGTTTATATCCTGCAAGTTCCTTTCGATATTTCGCAAAGCTCGTAAAATCCTACTCGCTTCATCATCTTGTTCGCTGTCTTTCTGTATTAGACTTAATTTTACCTGATATATATCCGCCTCTAAAATTGAAGCTCTAGGAGTTTGCTTAATCAAATACTCTTTCTCTCCAAAACCTATATTCAGATCAGCCTTAAAACTTTCCGTTCCATACTTTAGCACTTCTTTAAAAAAACTCGAAAATAAAAACATTTCCTCATTTGTGTATTGCATAACGACTTCAATAGGCGTGAAGCCTGAAAAGAAGTAGTCTTTCTGATACCCTGCGGAAAATTTTGTCAAACTAAATCCTAGAACGACATCAAATTCTGCATTAGTCAGTTTTATAAGTTCTTTTGGCATTATATGTGTCATTCTATATACTCCTGCAAGGAAAGTGTGGACGTAATAGGTTTTTCGGTAGAGAACGAGAGTTCGGAAAGTTCAATGTTCTTGACGATATACGGCTCCACTATCTCTTTCTTATCGCCTATCATTACGACTACCCCGTCAGATACATCCACTTCGCCTATACTTTCCACTATTGAGAAAGAGTTCGTGAATTTTTTTGGATTTACGATTTTTACAATCGGGTATCTTTGGCTTCCGTCTTTTACATTGATTATCTGACAAAAATAATTTTCATTTTCCTTAAAGTCGAATGATTGATTTATCCTTATATTATTGCCGTTTATTTCCGTAACCTCGCAAACGTAGTTTCCGTCTATATATTCTGTAGCTACTCCAACTCTGTCGTTCAATTCAGGAATTATGCCTATAAGAGAAGTTTCGATAGTAGCTGTTTTCACAACCTTTGCCGATTGAAAGTAAAGTTCACGAATAGCTTTCCTTGCCGTGTCCTCATCAGACACGCCGTAGAGCATGACCTCCTCATATTTATCCATTCGCTCAGGAAAATAGTAGTTCGAGTAGACAATTTCGCCTTGTTTCAAATATCTACCCATTAAACCTCTGCTTTCCTCATACCTATCTTTAAGAGCATAGGTAAAGGTTATCTTTGAAGTATTTTTTGACGTAAAAATCATTTTATTGTATGGCTGTGGCTCTTTCTTTTTTATGATAAATTTCGTAAGGAAAGGGTAAAAAAGATAGCCGAAACTTTTCAATACATTTGTTATCTGATCGTAAGCCGTTTCTTGAGTATCAAGGAGTAAAGAGATTTTTTCTTTAAGCTGTCCTCTCATTTCAAGGTATTCAAGCTTCTCATTCATTCCATACCGCTTATTAGTCCAAATATCAGTTATGAAATCGTATAGCGTATCGCCGACATCAGTTCTTTCACAATCTACATTTATTTTAAGCCCGCTTGCAGAGCTTGTTTTTGAGCTTACTTGTAAAAGAAAGGAAGCTGTTGATACTTCACTTAACTTTGAGCTATCTTGAGTAGTATCAAAGCCATACACGGAGCTTATCATCATGTCATCTTGCGTCTGTGGGTCTGTCTTTCCGCCCTTATGCTTACTTCCCATATCATATTCCTTTTCTAATTTCTAAATATACCTATTTTATACCTACCGCTTTTTAGGTTTTGGATATTAAACGTTTGCCTAATAGCGGTCTTATCCTTAAACTCAAATGTATGCTCGATAATTTTTCTAAATCCCGTTTCTCTATCGTCATCATCAATTTCAAGCAATACTATATCTACTGCTACACTAGCGCTTTCAAACTCGCCTTTGGAACTTATAGTATATAATCCACCCGGAAACGTGAGATTAACTACAACCTGATTTATTCTCGTTCCTTTGTCATTTATCGTGTGCCAATATATCCTTGCACCTTTATTAAATTGTAATGAGTTTATGTTTTCACAATGATATGTTATGTAGCCCAAAAAGCTTTCAGGAACTATACTTGAAAAAGAATGTTTAAAATCTCTATGAATGTTTTTGTTATTCTTTGGATTATCTAAAAACGTCCAAAACTTCAACGGCTGTGATTTTGGGTCATTGTCTTTGTAATGATACGTATCTAAGTTAGCATTAGATGTCTTATCTAAATATGTATCATGTATCTTATATTGACCCACTCCCAATGCGGTATGGATGACGACATACTCCTCATTGCCGTGAAAGAAAGAGAATTGAGGAGCTATGAGATTTGGGTATCTCCTTACTCGTCCATACTGAATAGGAAATGGAGCGCCGATATTAGACATAATTTGATTGATATTTGAAGTATAAATACTTCGTCCGGTAGAACTATCCACATTCTTTGGCTTATTCAACTTTTTCATAATTAATGAGATAACTACATTTATCACAATCATAATCAATATCTGTGCTATATATGTATATCTAGGACGCTCGTCTATGGTAATGACATCGCTTTCCTCTAATTCGATGTCATAATTCTTTACCTCGATTAACTCATTATTCACATAAACGTCTGTCTTTCTTTCAAAACCTTGCGGAAAGAGAGTAAGCAGTAAATCAACTAGACGAGAGCCTTGTTCTAAATCCATACATTCTACTCCGCTTTCCTTTCCTATATCAACTGAAAGCGTTTTATAATATACCCTCATTTCTCTCTTTCCTTTCCTATATATCTTAGGACAAGCACCTCATCTACACCCGTAATAAAGGTTAGAACGTCTGTAATACAGACGTTTGAGTTCTCATCTTTTGCATGAATTATATCATATTCATTAAGGAAAAATCCCGTATGCGTGAAAAACCTTGATTTGTCAGCTTTGACTAAAATAATGTCGCCATAGGTAGCTTCTGAAATATCTATAGGAACGAAGTCGTAGTTTAGAATATCTGTTTCTACTTTTTTAGCTCTTAGCCAATTTTCAGAGTTATTAAAAATCTCCTTACAATATTCGTTAAAAGGTTCTGAAAAGAAGCAAACAAGTCCGGAACAATTTACCTTTCCGTCTGTTAGGAAAAAAGCCGTTCTATCGTATTTAAAGGTTAAGGCTTGTTCTACTTTATTCATATTTCAATCCCGGTAAGTTATCAAGCGTCATCTTAAGTGCCGGCGTTTTTGTTTGAACTGAAAGAAGCAAGCTTCCTTTTAGGACAATAGATGTTCCGTCTATCATTCCTTGAACTATCTCGAACTTGAATGGAGCCTGAATTGCAGGATAATCTCTGTTTTCTAAAATATAAAAACGATAGAGCAAAGTTATCTTGTCCGATGAGGTTCTTAATATTTTATCTAGGAGTGAAATATGCTCGAAGTTCATAATCGGAAAAGCTATCTGAATGTCAAGGTTCGCATTGTCTTCATACTTCGGGATTTTTACAAGAAAGACAGAGGGTTGAAAGACCCTCGTAAGATTATTTTCTAGCTTTAATTCTAGCGGATTTGGATGTTTAGCGACAAATATATCGTTCTCTAACATTGGGTGTGAAAATTGAAGCGTTTCAATTAAAGTTTCTCTTGATTTTCCCGAAAACATATCTTGTAATTCTTTATTTAACATTAGATTTTCTCCATTCTATACATTCCTGACATCACTTTCTGCGTATCACTACGTCCGTTCATAAACCTATCGGCAAGCTGTTTGTCGATTATATCAATGTTTACATTGCCGTTTTGATCTTGGCTTCCAATAGCGGTAGCGGATGATGAATTGTTGTTAATTATTACATTCACTGCTGTTCCTCCCATACCGCTTGCATGAACGCCGAGCTTTCCATTTTTTCTAGTTAGAGGCATTATGGCTTCAGCTCCTGCTTCGCCCATAACTCCAAGTCCTTGAGTAGTATTGAAATATGTCGGACTGCTAACAATTCCTCCGGTAGCAAATGCTCTGACCGGGATTAGTCGTCCATTTTCAAAAACTCCTCCGTTCGCATAGCTCCCCCCAACTGCATTTCCATATCCAAAATAGCTCATAGTAGATTGAATTGTTTTCATAACAATCATTTGAGTTATAACCTGCTGAATGCTTTGCAAAATGCCCGTTAAGGTGTTTCTTGCAAGGTCTTTGAAGTTCAAAAAACCCTCTGACGCACTATCAAAAAAGGTATTGAATGCCGATGTAAGCGCGTCTTGCACTCCAAACATCACTTCACGACTTTTTGCCGCATAGTCAGCCATTTCCTTATTTACCTCAAGCATATACTGCTCGAAACCTGCCTGCAAGTCTAAACGTTCATTTAGACGAGCTTCAGCCATTTCTTTATAAGACTTATCTAACTCTTTCGCTTTTATGGCTTCAAGTTCTTGCTGTTGTTGAATAGTATAGTTCTTTTCAATAATCTCGTCTTTGTATATAGCCATTTGATTTTGTTTGGCTTCGCTATATTGTCCGGTCTTTTCAAAATACTCAATCTGATAAGACTTTTGCTGATTTATATAATCTCTATATTGCTTTTGAAGCTCTTTCTGCTTTACCGCTACAAGGTCAGATTTTTCCGAGCTAGAAAGGCTTTTTTCGGAAAGCTCTTTCTTGTAGAGTTGTATCTCAATGGCTGCCGCCTCTTGATACATTTTCATCTGTTGATAGTAGTAGAGCTTGTCTTTTAACACATCCTCGTGGCTTTTATACTTATCCATAGACCCGATAATAGTATTCGGGATAGCCATTTGCTTATTATGGCGTTCTTGTCGCCTTTGTTCATCTTTAGCTTTTCTCGTTCGTTCCTCTGTTTCTTTTAACTCTTGCTTTGCTTTTTTGGCGGCTTCATCATTTCCTGAAAGGACTTTGAACCTATCTCCCATAGCAGCAAGTTTTTGAGTGAACTGATAGACTACGTCTTCTGACATATCAGAAAATTCATCTCTCATTTCTATAGCTTTTTTCTTATATATTTCTATCTTTTTCAAAGCTACATCTGTGCTTTCGGAATAACTATTTATAGTGTTATCAATAAACGAACTTCCTCCAAAAGTTTCTGAAATCTTATCGAGGAAACGCATATTGTCGAGCATTCCTTGCATAAGCTTGTTCCACTTAACGTGCACTTCGTTTATTGTTACAAGGATATATTCTACTACGCTTACCATATACACTTTTATTTTTGTGTAAAGCTCTTTTATTTTAAGCGGGATTTGTAAGATAACGCCGGCGGCATACATTGCTTCATTAGTGAGGTTCTGAATTTCCTTATATAATAG